AAATGTTTTACATCTTGAGTGGATTGATCACCCAGTTTTTATTGGTAAAAAAGAATTACTAGGTTTACATTTTACTCCTGAGTTTATTCAAGAAAGAGCAGCTTTTGACACAAAGGCAGACAGAACAGCTTGGATTGCAAAAGATGAAAAGATGACAGAACTATTAACTCAATGGACAGCTATTGAAGAAAACTAAACCTATCAGCCCCACCTCAACTGGTGGGGTCTTTATTCACCTAATCACCCCAAAACAATGAACAAAAGTCAAACCTTAAAACTAGCCAGAGTATTACTTGATGAGGCCGTAACCTGTGCCTTGAGAAATGATATTGACGATGCCAAGCATCTATCAAAACTATCTGTAATGCACGAATTTAAACATGAATATGACCAAGTTATTGCTGGTGATGCTGAAGTGTTCACCATGCTTGTAAAGAATCAATATTCTAAAAATTTTAAAGTAAAGTTTATTTCTAGAGTTTTATTAGACTGTTTAGCAGATGATGAACAATTTATAAAAACTTTTAAAGAAAAGTTCATTCATCTACATCTTGATTTTGAAGGATTTTAAATGTCTCTTGAATTTCAATTTAAAAAGGCTTTTTTAGAACAAGAGGCCGAAAGATACATAGAATATCTTTGCGAGCCTAGAACAAGAGAAGAGGTGTATGCAGCAATAGAAAAAATTGCTTTGTTGCGCCTAGAAATCCAAAACTGTGAAGATATTATTTATACCGCAAATATTCCAGAATTTGATGATCCTCTTTATTAAGAGCTAATATCAGTTTGTAAGAGATTACCTATGCTTCGTTACCTACAACGATACATGAACATCTTTCTTAATTTAAAAGCTGAAGATGCCTTAAGGCTCAGAGAGTTTTTAAAAAAGAACCCCTCAGTAAAAGGTACTGGTGTAAACCTAGAACACTTAGATGCTGGGATTATTGCCAGAGTTGTTTTTAATTTAGAAAATGGCCTAAATCAAATGTAAAGTCGGGTAGCCTGATGATCCATGCAAAGCGGATCTGAAAGTCATAAAATACCTATCGAAAATGTAGGAAAGACAAGGCAGCCAGCGAAGGGCTGATCCATCACCCGACTACTAAAATTTTTTAATTATGGTAAGCTAATTTTGAGCAACCAAAACCAGTAAAAGGTTTGAAGTTTAACCAGCCTTTTCCTCATTGCCATACCAGCATTTAGAGATTAGGAAAGTTAAACAGTTGTTCTACCTTTTTAAAATTCTGATTATTATATTCGCACCAGTTTGAGATTCTGTTTCACAGTACTTTTTAACAGCGTGTAAAGATACAACCTGACTATCATCAGCAAATGCAGACTTAGTTAAACTATCCAGTAATGCTCTGCAATGTTTATCTAAATCACCTTTGTTTTTGTTGGTTATATACACAGGGGCCGATTGACGTAGCATCCCATTTGGGAGATAGTGCTTAAGCGGACGTTTGAACCAGAACACCACCTCAATTTCTACTGGTTCTTCGATTATTTCATCCACAATCAACTTCGCCCTTAAACTAACTTCTTTTCTCCATGACTTTAATCTTTTACAAGTTTCAACCATTATTCCTCTGCCAACGTGTTTCTTGCTCCCTTGAGGAGCAGATTCAATTCCTTTGATCGTTATTATATATTCCATAAAATGAGTTTTATTCCAGAGAATACACCTTTCATAGCTTTGCCGACAGCTTTAAAAGGTAAAGTAACACCATATCAACTAGCTGTTATATGGGTTTTGCAAAGTTACTATCCAAACATTTGGCCTAGTTACCAGACGATTGCTAAAGATGCAAAGATGTCCAGATCCAGTGTTATTAGAACTGTTAATGAATTAGTAGAACTTGGTTTACTACAAAAACAATTTAGAATTGATGAGTCAAACCAAAAGACCAACTGCTACAGAGTCAGTATTTGGAGTCAATGTAAGGCACTTCCTGTCCCAGACCCAGCCATTCATGGGGGGTGTCTCACAGGAACTGGGGGTAGTATCACACAGACACTGGGGGGGTGTCAGAGTGACACTGGGGTAGTGTCAGAGGTACACCCTAACTATAACAATCTAACTAAAACAAAATTAACTATAAAACTTATAAACACTTTTTTTGAACCTTTTTGGGAATCTTACAGAAAAATTCCTACTTCGATGAGAGTTGTATCACAATCAAAAAAGCTTGCAAAAGCAGAATTTATAAAATTGAGCAGAAAGACACAGGAAAGACTACTTCAATGCCTTGAGGCCGATATTAGAGCCAGATCAAAGCAATTAAAGAATGATAATTTCACTCCATTGTTTCCTGATTGTTTTCGATACATCAAAAATGGTCAATTTGAACAATACCTATTGACAGCCGTTAAGAAACCCACTACATTAAAAAAACACAAAAACACCCCTTTTTGACACCCCATGACAGAATTTGAAACCAAAATCTTACATTCTTTTGAATTAATTTCAAAGAATTTAGAACAAATATGTATAAATTTAGTTGAAATAAATGATCCAAATAATGCTGCAAATGAAAGTTTAGACAGAATAGCTGACCTTCTTAATGAAAGTAATCGTATTGCTGCTGGAGAAGGAACTTATGAAAAATTATAAAAGATCCGCTATTGATCGTGAGGTCACTTTCAATGCACCCATTCACATCTGTTATGCCTGTAACGATACAGGAATAATTCATAACTCTGATGGGTTAATAAACAACCACATGCCAGACTATGACATGGATATTCAAGGCAGACGCTGTGGTGGGCATGATTTAGCTCTGATATGTTACTGTGCTTCAGCCAATGCTCAGACTGATATTGATGGTCAAATCATCAAGCATGGTTTTAGAGATTCAGATGGCACTATAAGAAATAACTATGGTGTCAACATTGACATGGATGTTGTAAGAGAAATCCACAACCTTAGAAAAGATAGCTGGGCTAAAACTGCAAAGCTAATGAATAAGGTTATTAAAGAAAACATCAAAAACCAAAAAGCTTCACTTCCACCAGAACTACAAAAAGTAAAAGATCAACTATCAAACTTCGCTATTAAATCATTATGAAAAACTACAATTCACCAACAGTTCGTGAATACTTAGAACAAAAGCAAGAACTAAAACAAAAAAAGAATCAAACAATTCTTCAGATGAGGCAAGAAGGTTATTCTCTTCAAGCAATAGGTGATAAGTTTAATTGTTCTAGAGAATGGATAAGAAAAATTCTTAAAAAAGAATTTCAAATTACTGGGCCTTCAGTAAAGTTTATTCCAGAAAATGAAGTGAAAGAAGATGAATATATTGCAAATGATATTTCTAAACTTACAGGTTACTCTGTTGAATACCTTGCTAAAATGACCAGAGATGGAAAATTTCCAGAACCTACAAGAAAAGTTAATGACAAATCTGTTCATTTAGGTATTTCTCGTTGGTTTTGGAAGAAAACTGATGTTGATAAATGGATTGAAATTAAAATAAAATATTTGAAAATTTCTCTTGAAAGATTTTTACATTCGAGACTTCATGGATATGAGGTAACTCATTTTGGACGCAAGTACCGTTGTGCATATTCGTTTACTCACTTTGAAGTACAAAAAAGATATAAATTACTCGTGCAATTACAATCTGGTAAGTGGGAAGGTAAACTTATGCACAAAATGAATAACTGTGATTTGGTCATTAAAGAATTTTATAATTTAATTAAACCTGTTAAATACGTTGCTACTGACTATTCAAAATATTTAAATAAAAAAAGCACTGAAGATTATGCAAAAGAAGGTTTATATAATCACATGAAAACAGCAAAAATTTTAGACATTGCTGATGCAACAATTAAAAGATATAGAAAAATAGGTGTTTTAAAAGAAGGTGAACACTACTTTGCTGGAGATCATTACCTTCACAGATATATGTACGATCCTAAAAAAACAAAGAAAGCAATTATTAAAGCTGGATTTAATCCTAAATTGTCACAAAGTCTTAAAGATAATAAAAGAGGTAATAAGTAATGTTTTGCAGAGCTAAAAAACTGCCATCTTTTGATTTAGTTGACCAAATTTTGAAATATAACCCTGACAATGGTTATTTCTTTTGGAAAACTGATCGTGGTACTAATAAAGTTAAAGATATTGTTGCTGGAAGAATAACTAATACTGGCTACATATACATTTCTATTGATAGCAAGAGCTATGCCGCACATAGACTTGCTTTCCTACTCCATACTGGTAAAGATCCATACCCTTATGAAGTTGATCATATTAACCATGATAAAACTGACAATTCTTTTGAAAACTTAAGAAAAGCTACTGTTCAGCAAAATAGCTCCAATAGATTAAAAGGCAGTAATAATTCTTCTGGACATAAATCAATTACATTCATGGACAGACAACCTTTAAATCCTTATATGGTTTGTATAAGTCAAAAGAATAAAAGTCATCATCTTGGTTCATTTCCTACTTTAGAGGCAGCTATTGAAGCTAGAGATAAAAAAGGTAAAGAAATTTATGGAGACTTTTATCATCCATAATTATGAGAAAAGATTTTGAAAAGTTTAATTCTGACCGCATAGCCGCAGCAAAAAAACGTATTGATGACCTTTTACTACTAATCCGCAACTGGGAAAAACAAAAACCATGACTAAATTAACAAAACAACAACAACTTGATTTTGAAAAAAGTTTTTTAGTTGAAGTTAACTCTTTAATACAAAAAACTATTAGAGTTCAAAATAATGAAGAAGAAAAAATTAATCATAAAAAAACAGATATTTGGCTTGAAAATTTTGTTGCTTTTTTAACAGAAAATAAAATTAAACCACAAAATATTTATAGTACAGAATTAAAAAATATTGCAGAACTTATATCATTTGCTATTTCACAAAGAGAAAAAGGTAATAAAAGTTTTTTTGAAAAAGCTGAAAGAGAAGGTTTTGAAATAAGACAACAATGGCAAAAAGAAAATCTATGATTGACTACATCACATATGATCCACTTCAAAAACAACACTACCGCATAATCAATGGTGTTAGATATTGGCAGCAACCAAGACCTAAAGAAAAATATAGTAAATTTACAAAAATACTAGATTAACGCTACATTTAGAATAAATAAAACCATAATCCCATAGTGGCTAACGGCAGAACTAATAAGAATGAACATGCTTTTAGAGTTAATAAAGTAGCTAAACTTTTGTCTGTTGGTACTACTAGATCAGAGATAATACAGATTGCTTCGGATGAGTGGGGTGTTTCAATAAGGACTGTAGAAAACTACTTACATGATGCCAGAGAGATTTTGAAGCAAGATTTTGATATTGATAGACGACAATTTACTGCGGAAGTTTTAGCTCAGTACGCATCATTAGCTAAAGAGGCTAGGAAATCAGGGCAGTTAACAGTTGCTTTAGGCTGTATAAACTCAATGGCTAAAGTTGGTCAGGTGATGACTTGAGCATCCTTAATAGAGAAGGTTCTGTTCTTGATCATGTAGGCAGTCACTACACTGACATTGATACTGATGAGTTATTAGATAGGATTAGGAACGACTTACATCCACCGCAGCAACAGTTCTTTGATAATCAAAATGAAATAGTTGGATTGTCCGCAGGGTATGGTGCTGGTAAGACTAGAGCCTTATGCAGTATGGCAGTTAAGTTAGCTGCAATGAACATAGGGTTTATCGGTGCTGTTATGGAACCAACGGCTCCGCTTATTCGTGATATATGGCAAACAGACTTTGAGTTATTCCTTGAGCAGTACGAAATCCCTTATACCTTTAGAGCTAGTCCGCTTCCAGAATATACAATGCACTTTAAAGAAGGTGATAGCAAACTACTTTGTAGATCCTTTGAAAATTGGAGCAGAATTATAGGCTTGAACCTAAGCCATGTACTTGTGGACGAAATAGATGTAGTTTCTCCAGTAATAGCAGACAAAGCTTTCCCTAAAATACTTGGACGACTAAGGGCTGGTAATGTTCGCCAGTTTTGTGCAGCCAGTACACCAGAGGGATTTCGCTGGTTATATAACACCTTCGGTACTGATGAAGCTAAAGAAAGAACCGATAGGCAGCTAATCAAGATGAGGACTCAGGACAATCCACATTTGCCTGATGACTTTATTGAACGTATGCAAGCCAACTACGACCCATCAATGTTGCAAGCTTATCTCAATGGAGAGTTTGTAAATCTAACTACAGGTCAGGTTTATGATCGCTTCACCAGAGAAAACAATGTAATAACTGCAAAGCCTGATATTGGATTAGAACCATTAAGAGTTGGTATGGACTTCAACATCGGTAACATGAACGCAGTGATCGGAGTTGTACAAAATCAAAAATTGTTAATATTTGATGAGATTTCTAAGGCTCACGATACAGATAGTATTGCTCAAGAGATCAAAGCCAGATACCCTATGAACAAGATATACGTTTACCCAGATGCAAGTGG